GTTCTGTAGTGTGAGTCGTTTGTATAATTTTAAGATCTGGTTTACGTCCAACCATCCAAGAGGGAAGAAGGAAGGACGCAAATTCAGACTTAGTATGCCTAGGCGGCATATTAATAATTAATCTTTTTATTTTACCATTTGCAATTCTATTAAATTTTTCAGAAATTTTTTTATGATGGGGCCCCTCTATAAATTCTGGCCATACATGTTTTACAAAAGAAAGAAAATCATTATGTACCTTATGCTGCTTGGTTTTTTCATCCAGCTTCATTCCAAGTTTAAGGAATTCTTTTCTCACATCAGGCGGCAGCCTGTTTATTTGTTCTTCATTCATAAAAAAATTTTATAATATTTTTTTGACACCTTCTTTATTACCATTTTGATTTTATAGCATGTCTATGTCTAAATCCAACCCTAAAGAGAAAAGTTTGGGACCCCTAATCTCAGAAGGGGTGAAGGGGGTTTGTTTTTAAAGCTTAATTTCAAATCTATTGGGACCCCTCGGGGAGGGTGGGCCCAGAAGGTACGAGCCTGGGTGGGTGGGCCCAAAGGTTGCGAGCTATGTAGTTATTGCATAGGGTATGGGATAATCCCATACCCTATATGTTGTGTCAAGTATTAAAATGGATTTTTAATAGCGCCCTCCATATAATATTTATTATCTTTTGTAGGAAACATTTTATCCATTTCCATTGTTTCTAATTCTCTCACTAGTTTACATAAGTTCGCAGTTTCATTTATATCTAAAGCTAATAAAACTATTTTATTCATTATCTTTTTATCTTTATCCATTATGCAACCTCGCTAGTGATCCATACTTTACCAACCGCGCAACGATAACCAAGTTGATCCAGATCATAATAAGTTACATATCTTATCTTATTATCTTGATCTCTTTTAACGATACACTTCTCATTCCACTGTGCGCGTCTCGTTATTTGTCTAGTACCTTTGCCATTCTTAAGCTTCGGTCTAGCTTCACCATTATGGGTGTTAGGTCTATAAGTTATAATAAACTTTTGACCTATGTTTAGTTTGTCTATCATTCTCACTCCTTTGTTATGGGACAATCTAACATAGATTGTCCCATACTGTCAAGCATTAATTTAACTAGCTTGTTTATAGCTTGGTAAAGCGGTTAAATCTTGATCCCACCTTAAACCAATCTTTTGAGATACTTTGTCAAGTGCAACCGCCAGTTGTTCTGGCGCGCCAGCTTCCATAACAGTATCCAAGGCCTTAACTTTAAGCTCTTTAAGTTGCTTAAGTTTTAAACCTTCTGGCCTTCTCTCAATCTCGCGTTGAGCTAGTTCAGAAGCCCACGACCTTAACTGATCTTCGCAATCTTCAAGAGTTATATCATCACTATAATTGGAATCCCTTCCAGCTCTAGTAAATTTATATTCTAACTCCGCGTCTTTTGGTTTTTTCTTCTCAAAAAAAGTTAATGCAGTTGCTCTTGCTTCCGCTAACTTTTTTTCTGCTTCTCTAAATTTATTGATAATTGTATCTGCACCAATTTTTTTAGATAGCTTTGAAACAGCTTTGTTAGTTGCTTCTGTTTTATATTGTTTAACCAATAACTCTTGCTCGTCAATCATTGGGTTAAACTGTCTCTTTACTTTACTTTTATAATGATCCAGTTGATACTTTGTCATTATTTTACTCATTCTCACTCCTTTGTTAAGTTATGGGATAATCTAACATAGTATTTGAAAGCTGTCAAATCTTTTTTTATTTATTTTTAAGGGAGGGTGGGCCCAGGGGTAACAAGCATAGGTAGAAAAAAAATAATTTATTTAGTTGACATTTATTATATGGGAATATATATTAGTAATAACAAAGGAGTAGAAGATGTCAAAAGAAACAATAAGACAAACAATAGATACTATTAATAATGCAGATAGTATGAAAGCGGTTAAAGTCGCTTTTGATCTATCCGAAAGCAATCAAGATAGTATATCAAAAATAACTGAAGTCGTTAGCATGATTGATAAAAATACAAAATTGCTAGCTACTAAAGTTTTAGAGTTAGAAAAAAGATTGGATAAGTATGAGCGACAATAATTTAACTGAAGCGCTTGAGATCGGTCTTTTTGAAGATTACCTTGAGAAGTTAGAAAAAAAATATTATGGAGGCATAACTGCCAGCGGTCCTGACAAGGGGGATCCATGGTTCCATAAGTCATATAAAGAAATGGAAGCAGAGGCAGAAAAAATGGTAAAGGAATTCATGGACCGGAACTCGTAAGAGTTCCGGCCTGATCCCAGATCCTACGATTAGCACATTACCGGAATAGTGCCACTGTAGGATCTGGGATCAGTAATGTGGATACACCGCCAGCATATGCGCGCGGGCTCGTGTATCATAAATCGTTGCTGATCTCTGGTCCCCTTAGAAATCATAGGGGGACCTGAGATCAGTTTAGAATGATTCTAAAGTACCGGGGCGGGTGGGCCCGCGAGCTTACAAGCTTGACAATGGTTATGGGATATTATAAGAGTATTAAAAAGGAGAAGAGATGAGAATAAAACAAGCAAAAGAAATCACAGGAAGTTTAACACGTACCAGCAAGATGCCGGGCCTTAGTTATAGTTTACCTGCATGGGAATGCAAGACCGGCAGCAAGCTTAGAAAAATTAAAGGAAGCGTTTGCGCTTCATGTTATGCATTAAAAGGAAATTACACCAGGTACAAAGCCATCAAGGCTGCGCAATATGTAAGACTCAAAGCGTTAAAAGATACTCGATGGATCGCGGCCATGGTTGCGCAGATTATCAGACAGAAATTTTTTAGATGGCACGATGCAGGCGACATCCAAAGCCCGGAGCATCTTCAAAAGATCTTCAGGGTCTGTGAGTTAACGCCGGAAACAGAGCACTGGATGCCAACGCGTGAGGCTCAATTCTTAAAAGATATTGACCCGGCTACAGTTCCAAAAAATTTAATTATTAGAATGTCTTCTCACATGGTAGATCAGGGGCCAGTTAATTTCTGGCCGTGGACCTCTACCGTGACAAGTGGGCAGGATGCATCCTGCCCAGCTCCCAAACAAAACAACAGCTGCGGTAGCTGCAGGCAATGTTGGGATAGATCAATTGCTAATGTAAGTTACGGCAAGCATTAATGAATCACACCTGGAGACACCCAAACTATTGGAAAGCGCTGCGCAAACAGCGGCGAGAATTATTAGGGAACGAGCGAGCGAGCGAGCGGGTGAACGAGCGAGCTAACGAGCGAGCGAGCAAGCGTCAGTCTAAACGATCCGCGAGCAGCAAACGTTGAATGTTATCCCAATCATCCACAGCAAGAGCCGGGACTTCTCGATAGTCCTCAAGCAGACCGAGGATCGACGAGCTTCCATAAAGTTTTATGGATCGAGGAGAGCCCTTCGGGCTTAGTTGAACCAGAATAAAATTACGTTTTGTCATAGTGGAATGAAAGAGTATTTGGTGAGGGCTAAACCTTACTTTTTTGTTGTCTGTAACCTTGAGCTCTACCATAAAAAAACCACATTTATCATTGTATCCCAATAGATCTGGGGTTCCAAACGAACTCCAAGACTCTAGTCTAGTCCACTTAATTTTGGGTGTATTTTTCTTTAGTAGTTGCCAAAGTTTTGTCTCTGGTTTCATCGTACTGTACCTTATAAATTTGTTTCATAACTGTAGTAAAAGGATTAAGATCAAAGTCCCTAGCACAGCCAGATAATAGGATTAATATTATGATATACCTCACATTTGACTTGTACGCTAACTTACGTTATAAGTCAATCTATGGGAGTACCAGCCAAATTAACAGAACGACAAATAAAGTTTGCAGAGTTATTAGTATATAACGAAGGCAGAATGTCAGCATCTGAAGCAGCATATCAAGCAGGGTACAAAACACGTCCCAGACAAGCTGCATCAGAGTTAAGAAGTCCAAAAAGATCTCCATTAGTAGTTAAATATATAGGGGAGTTGAGAGCAGAAGTCCAAGAGAAATACGGTATATCATTCGAGAGACATATTACTGAGCTTGCAAAAATTAGAGACGACGCCAGAGCTAAAGGTGCATGGAGTGCAGCAACCAATGCAGAGGTAGCGAGAGGTAAGGCCGGCGGATTGTATGTGGATCAAAAGTTAATCCTGTCTGCCAATGTAGATAACTTATCTGAACAAGAGATAAAAGATAAGATGAAAAAAATATTAGAAGATCACAAAGACCTTATAGAAGGTACAGCAACAGAAGTATCATCAGTGATAGATGAACAACCACAAACTTTAAAAAAACTAAATTAAGTTTTCTTCCGGGAAATAGTAAGTATTTTTCCAAATCGTAATGGTTTGGGTTCATTGACTGGCGCTTGGATTCCTTGGGAGTCTGGGCCTTTAAGTGGTGGGATTTGTTTCCATTTAACATTGGGCATATTCCTCGTAAGTGTTGGATTTTTTTTATTCATCTACTAGAACGTAAGAGATGTGTGTGTATTTATTTTTCCTTGCAAAGAGACAACGCTGATCACCTCTGATAACAGTGCCATCACTTTTTTTAATTTGAATAGGGTCATTCATTCCATTTTTTAATAAATCTTTTTCTAATGCTATATAAGTTTCAGTTTCATTGCAACCAGGTAATTTAGTTTTCCTGGTCTGTGGTATGTCATCAAGTTTAATGACAGACACTCCAGGGCCTGTTGTATTAGCAGTTAAAAATTTCAGAAAATGATTGCGCCAAGAATAAAACCTACTACGCCACCTATGATGTACTCTCTGTGCATCAACCAAGTATGTTCCATATATTCTTTTGCTCGTTCTATTTGTTTGTTCATAAATTTATTTTCTCCATCTTCATTATACACCCAATTGGATAGACATTTCTATCAGAAAATAACTCATCCCCTTGTTCATAACTAGCAAAAGTCCATAAGTTTTTTCTATCTTTTTTAAATACATAAGCTTGAGTAATCATAGTGCTAGGTTTAAAACTAATAAACTCATCCTTAGTTGCATGACCTGCATCACCTGTAATGTCAGCCCAAGTAATTTTATAAAAATAATATTTTTTATTTTTAATTATAACATGTCTGAACTTAGACTTCTTCCTAGATTTTGGCATATGTTTTTATACTATAAGGTGAGATTTTAGGCAAAAAAGTTTTTTATAAAAACAAAAATGCCCTCGCGCGCCGAGTACATAAACAGAAAACTCAATGAAATCAACAGTTATTTGACTGTGCCACGGTAGAATCTGCTATTATTCAATAAAGACGCT